TTTATCTCAAAAAAAGAGGAACCCCCATGGACAAACTGAAAAAACTTCTCAAATCGATTCTGGGAACGGACCCCACCGAAACCCAGATCCAGAAAGCCCAAGCAATGCCGCCGGCGGAGGTTGACAGCCTCACCGGGGCCCTGGTCGTTCTGGAAAAATACCAGGAAGAACTCCCCGAAGATCTCGAAGAAGCGACCGCGACGATCGTCAAAGCCGCTTTGACCGAGGCCCCCCAGCCGGCCGACGAAAAGATCGACGTCGAAAAGATCGGCGCCAAATTGAGCAAAGCGACGAAGGACGAACTCGTCAAGATCAAGGCCATCGTCGACAAGATGCTCCAGGCGGACACCGAAAAGGCCGAAAAATACGCCGGACTTCCCGAAGACGTCCGGAAGCGCCTCGAGGCCATGGACGAACAAGAACGACTCGCCAAGGCCGAAAAGGCCCGGGCCGGCGAAGCCAAGATCGCGGAGCTCGAGAAGATGGTCAAGGAACAGGCCGCCCGGATCGAGAAGATGGAAAGCCGCCGGGTCACGGTCAGCAAACAGGCCAAGGTCGACGAAGGCGAGGACGAAGACGGCGTCGAGAAAAAAGAAGACAAGCCCCTCTGGCCGAGCCTGAGCGGCCGGGTCTTCGCCGCCCGCGACGGCGAATAACGCCGCCTCGAAAATCCATTAATTCAACGAAGGAAAGAAACCCATGAAAACTCCCAAAACGCTCCTGCAAAAATTCAAAGTCAACAAATACAACCTGATCAGCCTTCCCTCGATCTCGCTGAGCCCGGAGGAGGCCGACAGGTTCCTGGACTACATGTTCGATGAATCGGCGATGAAGGCATACGCCCGCATCGAACGGATGAACGTCCCCGAAAAACCGATCCGCCAGATCGGATTCGGAGCCGGACAATTCCTCTACCCGGCCGGCCGCTTCAACGAAACGAAATACAAAAAGCAGTGGGCCGACAACAAGATCCTCCTGCAGACCAAAAAGATGCGTGGCGCCGTCGCGATTTACGACGACGACCTCGAAGACCTGCCGCCCGCGATTTCCGAGGACGCGTTCAAAAACCAGATCATGCAGATGATCACCAAGAAGATCGCCCATGAGCTGGAACTCGCCTATTGGATGGGCGATACCGCAAGTTTGAATTGGACTTCCGACGAAATCGGGTCGCTCCTCAACGGATGGCGGTATCGAATCACCCACAGCGCGACGGGAGAGACCTACCACAACGCCGTGACCGGAGGGGCCCATCTCCTGGACGCCTGCGACGGAGGGACAACCGGAAACGTGTTCGCAATGGCCGGGAAAATTTCCGAACGGGAAACCACGGCCCCCTACGATTGGGAACACAAATACAGCCAGATTCTGCGAAGCCTCCCGTCGAAATACAAGATGGGCGGCCTCCAGGCTTTGAGCTTCCTCAACAGCGACCAGGTCACGCAGGACTACATCGAAGCCCTTTCGAGCCGGTCGACCGGCCTGGGCGATGCGGTCCTGAAGGGCGAAGCCAATCCGCAATTCGGCCGGGTCCCGATCGTCGACGTCCCCTTGATGCCGACGGATCTCGGAAGCCCCTGCGCCACGCCCTCCAAAGACGGAGTGATCGGAAACAGCGTTTATACGGACAGCCTTCTGACCCCGAAGGGAAACCTGGTCATCGGGATCCAGCGGGACATTCGGATCGAAAGCCAGCGGGTCGCGGCCGACGAAGCGACATATGTTTTTTATTCGATCCGGACCGACGCGGCCATCGAAAACGTCGACGCCTGCGTCCTCTGCCGCGGATTGACGATCGGCGTCAGATAAGCCGGGAAAAAGGAACGCACCGATGCAGGCCACGATAACGAACTTTGACGGATCGAGGGCGATCCCGACCTGCATCGGTGACGTTTTTTTCGGACCCGGGGAAACCAAGGTTTTTAAAAACCCGATCGCCATCGATGAGATCAAGCAATACCAGGGCTTCAGCGTTACGATAACGAAGGAGCCTCGGAAAAAGAAAACCCCGAATTTTTCAAAATTCAGCATCAACGAGCTTCGAATGATCGCCCGAAAAAAGGGAATCACCGGAACCGGGAGAATGAAGAAACCCGCCCTGGTGAAAATTCTTAAGGAGACAATCCAATGAAAGAACACCCCCACGTCCTCACGGACGGAACCAACCAGCCGGAACTTTTCTTCCGCGACATCGATTTCCTGAACTACAACATCGGCCACGACCGATACGACTGGCTCAGGAATTATCAGATCGCGGACGCCATCCGGATCGAAGACGATTTTACCGAATTCACGACCACGCAACGGTGGACCTCGGTCCTCACCGGAGGGTCCGGATCCGTCGCGGTTTCCGACGCCGTGAACGGGGTCCTCGTCCTGACGACCCACACCGACGCAACCGATGCCGCGGAGGTTTACCAGACAAACGAAACCTTCCGGCTCTACGACGGCCACCCGCTTTATTTCGAGGCCCGGTTCAAAGTAACGACCGGGCTGACCGACAAGGTCTACCTCGGAATCGGCGACGCGAACGGCGAATACGCGGTCGGCTTCGCCCATGGCGTTTACTTCATGAGCGACGGGGACGGGAACCTCGACTTCAAAGTCGAAGATTCCACCGTGGTCACCTCGGCCGACACCGGCATCAACCTGGCGGACCTGACCTGGATCCGGGTCGGTTTCCATTGGGACGGAGACGGAACCATTACCTGGTTCGTTTTCGACGACGACCAAATCTGCCTGGCCACCGGAGAAGTCATTACCGGATTCGCCCAGGATGAAGAAATGGGAGTCGCCTTCGGCGTCAAGTCCCCCGGAGCCGGCGGAGCGGTCGCTGGCTATTTCGATTACGTGAAATGCGTCCAACGCCGGTACGTCGCCTAACCGCGATGCCCGGACGAAAGCCAAACCTCGAGGGGGCCGGATCTTCCGGCCCCCTTTTTCTTTTTTGATCCGGAGGCATAACAATGGCGACTTACACAGGAAATTATATTTCCGACGAAGACGTCGACAATTGGCAGAGCGGAACCACCGACGCCGAAAAACAGTCGGTCGTCGAAATCGCCGAAGCCATTCTGGACGAAGCCCTGGGAGCCCCGAGGTACATAAAATCTTTTGACATCAAAATAAACGGGAACGGAAAAAACCGCCTTTTTGTCCCGCTCAATTCCAGGATAAAGACGGTCACGGAAGTCTGGGTCGGAGGGGAACTTTTAGATGAGATTTACTACGACCATGACGGGGCCTCGATTTTTATCGACTTGAGCTCGAGCGGAGTCGGAGGGAACCTGGGTCCGGAGCGGCTTTATCTTTTGACGGAGGCCGACGAAGCCGGAATTTTCCCCCGCGGATATAACAACATTCGAATCAAGGGGACCTGCGGAGAAACAGCCCCGGCCTGGGCGAAAAAGGCCGCCGTCATTCTGGCCAGATCCCAAAACGACGGAAGCCTCTACGCAACCTACAAACCCGGCAGCGAAACGATCGGCCGATACAGTTACTCGATCGCCGCCGGAGGGACAAAAGACAAGCGGTATTTTATCACCGGGATCGAGGAAGTAGACAACCTGATCCGTCCGTTTTGCGGGAAGAAAAAAGTCACCATAATGGCGCCATGAAAACGATCCCCTGGGAGGGGCCAGGCGCTGTCCCGGTCCTTTACAAAACACCGATTATTTCAAGCCCTCAACTTTCCGACGTTTTACCAGCAGGATCCTGGCAAGGCCGGCCGGCCGTCTTGGTAGGCGGAGGCCCGAGCCTCGAGGGATTCAAATGGGACACCCTCCGAGGATACCGAACGATCGGCATAAACCTCGCCTTTAAAAGCTTCACCCCGACGATCGCCTTCTCGATGGATACCCGGTTTCTTCGATGGATGCAGGACGGGGAATACGGGCCCGGAACCTGGGAAAAATTTCTGACAGAGCCGAAATACCGGGCCTGGCTTTTGACCTATACGGCGACGGTCCCGGCCGGGATCCACGTGATCAAGGTTTTTAAGAATTACAAACACGGGATCGACCACATGAGCTTCAGAATGGACGAAGGGATCGGTCACGGGATAAATTCAGGATTCGGAGCCCTCAACCTGGCCATTGTTCTTGGCGCAAACCCGATCTACCTTTTAGGATACGACATGAAACACCGGGCCGACGGGAAAACGCACCACCACGGCGGACACCCGCGAAAGCAGGATCCCGAAGTCCTGGAAAAATTTAAACGAATATTTGTAACCCACGCGCCGGAGATTGCAAAAAGAGGTGTCCGCGTAATAAACTTGAACCCGAATTCAGCCCTGCGCTGTTTCCCATTTTCAACGCCAGAGGAGGCCCTATGAACACCGAAGGAAAAGTCTGGGGAAGGACAACCTTGATCGCGGAAACGGAGACGGCCAGCGTTCACGCCCTCGAAATATTGGCCGGCGGATTTTCATCGATGCACAGGCACCGAATCAAAAAGAACATTTTTCATGTCCTCCAAGGGGCCGTTAAAATTACGAAACGAACGGGCGAAGCGGAAGACGAAACCACCCTCCATGCCGGCGATTCGATCGAAGTCGAGGCCGGCACCTGGCACAAATTCGAGGCCTTGAAAGAAAGCCGGATGATCGAGGTTTATACGGTCGAGCTCGAACGCCCGGACATCGAGCGGGAAGGATCCGGAGGGATCCACGTCCCCGAAGACCGGGACCCGAAACTTCAACTCGGAATGATCGACTCGCTCGATCGACAATTCGAGGCAAACCGGCGGCGGAAGGGCAAATAAGTGAAAGTTGCCATAATCTCGAAAACGCCGCTGGCCAGCGCCCCATACGAATTATGGAAAGCGCTGCGGAAATACACCAAGATCGAGGCCAGCCTGATCCTGCAAAAACAATCCTACCCCGACGGCCGGACTTTCCCGGGCCAATACCGGATCGACGCAGACGGGGCCAAGGCGATGCTCGAGGCCGACGTATGGCACGTAAATAATTACTGGTTTCCAGAGATTGAGGCCCTGCACACGCGGAAACAGCCGATCCTGGCACAATTTCACAGCCTGCCAAGACTCGGGAATTGGAACGATTTATGGAAACGAGCAAGGGCCAGATACACAATCAGCCAGCCCCTCCACCTGAAGGAATACGAGATCCCAGGACTCCCGAATGTTTTTGACCCGGACGAACACCAGCCTGCACCTCGGCCGAACGAAGGACCGGTCCGGATCGCCTTCGCCCCAACGTCAAAAGCCCCGGTCGGCTGGCCATGCAGCAAGGCATACGCAGAGGTAAAGGCGGCCCTTGACGCCCTCGAGAAGGAAAGAGAATTCGAGAGAATATGGATTGAGGGCCGGGCATACGAAGAAAACCTGGCGATGAAACGGCGGGCCGACATTTTGATCGACGACATAACCACCGGCAACTTTCACAGAACGAGCCTCGAGGGGGCAGCATTCGGATGCGCGGTTTTAAACAAGCTCCGGGCGGTCCCCTGGGTTTACGCCGACACCGGAACGATCATCGAAACGTTGAAGCGCCTGATCGATGAACCAGGGGATCTGGCAACTTACCAGGAAATGGCCCGGGCTTGGATCCTTTCAGAATGGCACCCGATCGAGCTGGTAAAAAAATACGAAAAAGCATACGAGGCCCTGGCATGACAGAACAACCGATCGAGATCATTTTCCCAACCAGGAACCGGATCGAGAAATTGTCCCGGGCCCTGGCCAGCATAAACCGAGAGGAAGCCGGGCCGGCCGGGATAGTGGTCACGGTCGTCTGTGATGGAGACCGAGCAACCGCCGAGGCCCTCAACGGAGACGCCCGGGTCGACCATATAATCCAGAGCGAACCACAACGGGGATCGGTATTCTGCCGGAACTTGGCGACGGCCATGGCCGCCGGGCCCGTCCTTTGCACAATGGATGACATCGAATTCAGGCCCGGAGCTATCGCCGCCGCCGCCAAGGCCATGGCCGAACATTTCCCCGACGGAGATGGCGTTATCGGTTTTATTTTAGAAGAATCAAGACACAGCCCGACCGCCCTGGCCCTGGTCGGCCAGGCCTTTCTCCAGCGATACCCTGGTCGGCGACTTTTTTACCCTGGATATTTCCATTTTGCCTGCCAGGAGCTGGACCGGGCCGCCCAAAAACTCGGCCGCCTTTTTGTCGAGCCAGCCGCCTCGGTTATTCATTATCACCCGGGAAGACCGGCCGGACAGGCCGACAAAACCCACGCCGATGGCCGTGTCAGGCGGGCACAGGACCTCGCCCTTTCAAATGAAAGGAACAGCCGCGGTGCCATTTGGGGATATTCGGATTTCAAGGATCCAAATGATAATTCTAACCTTTGACGATAACCACGTCGCCGCCTGGGCCGAAGCCTCCCCATGGATGAGGCAGCGCGGAATCAAGGCGACGTTTTACGTTTGCTACCCGGACAAATACAGCCCCGCGGAATTCAGGGCCCTCCGGATCCTGGAGGAAGCCGGCCATGAGATCGGATACCACGGCCTGAACCATTCCCGGGCCGGCCTGGTCGGGCTTCCCATCGACCGGACGAATTCCCGCCTCGAAGGGGAAAAGCAATGGCGAAATATGCGGCATTATTTCGAGGGAGAAATCGAAAAGGGAATGGACATCCTGGGCCGCGAAGGGATCCGCCCCCGGCATTTTGCATACCCCTACGGGAGCCATTCGGAATATTCAGACGCGGAGCTCCTGACGTTTTTTGATACCATCCGGATCGGCGGACCGGGAAGATACCCGGAGGACCGACCGATCCCGCGAATTTGGGGAGGCCGGAATTTCGGGACCCCGGGAGCGGACGGGATCCTTCGAGGGCCCCGAGGCTTCCTCCAGGCCCTCATCCTCCACCTTCCGACGCCGGACAGGATGGCAGCCATGGAAAAACTCGCCCGGGAAAACAGACACGAATTTATTACCGTTTCCGAGGCCCGGGAATTATCAAAGAAAGGACGAAAATGAGCCCCGTTCAGAGAAAGCCGCGGATCGCCCATTTTATCGAAATCTTCCTCGGATGGGAGAGA